AAAGACCTTCCTGTCCTTGTAAATGAACGTGCAATCTCCAGATCAGTGAGAAATTTAGTCGAAACAATTCCAACTGAACGATTTTTTAACCCAGATCTTGGTACAGATATAAGAAATTCTTTATTCGAGAACTTTTCTCGCACAACAGTGACTATCATAGAGGATCAGATTAAACAAACCATTAGGAATTTTGAACCAAGAATTGATGAACTTCAAGTTGAGGTCATTGGTAGACCCGATAATAATGCAATGGATATAACTGTTGTTTTCAATATCGTTGGTTTAGATATACCTTTTCAGACATTTACATTCATATTAGAACCAACGAGATAATATGCCTTTTACTCAGTTTACTAATTTAGACTTTGATGATATCAAAGCACAAATAAGAGATTTTCTTAGATCAAACTCTAATTTCTCAGATTTTGACTTTGAAGGTTCAAACTTCTCTGTTCTAATTGACACACTTGCATATAACACATATATTAATGCTTTCAATGCAAATTTAGTCGCTAATGAATCATTTTTAGATTCAGCAATCATTCGAGAGAATGTTGTTTCACTTGCAAGAAATATTGGATATGTACCACGTTCAAAAACCGCTGCAACAGCAACGATTAAATTAGATGATATAGATTTAGGTGAGACAAGTGCAAACTCTGTTACAAGTCTTGTACTACGCTCTGGTCTGGTATGTATTGGATCTGCTCAAAATACTACCTTTCGATTTTCTATTCCCGATAACATAACATCAAATCGCATTGTTAATAAAGTGGTAGACGGTGTTAGTAAAGCATTTGCACAATTTGATAATGATATCATCATATATGAAGGAACTTACCTAACAAGACAATATGAGGTCGATGCATCAACTGATTTAAGGTATATTATTGATAGTCCGAATATTGATACATCCACATTAAGAGTTTATGTTGCTAATAACACTGATACAACTCTAGGAAGAAAATTTTCACAGGTTGATAACATATTAAACCTTAATAAAACCTCAGAAATATATTTGATACAAGAAGTACAAGACGAAAAATACGAAATATTGTTTGGAGATGGATTTTTTGGTAAAAAGTTAGAAAATAAACAAATTATTACTGCAACCTATATTGTGACCGATGGTGAATCTGGTAATGGTCCTTCTGAATTTAGTTTTCAAGGAACATTTAATGATCAAAATGGAAATACACTAAGTCCATCTGATAATGTAAGTATTACTACCACTAGAAATGCTTCTAATGGGTCAGAACAAGAAGATGTGTCCTCTATTAAGTATTTTGCACCAAGACTTTACTCAGCACAATACAGAGCAGTTACACCGAGAGACTATGAAGCAATAATTGCTACAATTTTTCCCCAAACTGAGTCTGTTGCAGTCATTGGAGGAGAAGAACTAGATCCACCTCAATTTGGAAAAGTGCAAATAAGTATAAAACCAAAAAATGGTACTTTTGTGTCAGATTTTGATAAAGTGCAAATTAAAAACAAATTGAAAAAATTTGCAGTCGCTGGTATCAATTCTGAAATCGTTGATTTGAAGATATTATTTGTTGAAATTGATAGTAATGTATATTACAACCCCGCATCTGTGGCATCAGAGGTAAATTTACGATCTGATATTATCGGAGCGTTAAATCTTTATACAAAAAATGTTGAAATTAATAAATTTGGTGGTCGATTTAAATATAGTAAAATAAATCAATTGATAGATCGAGTTGATGATGCAATTACATCGAATATTACAAAAATAATTATTAGAAGAGATCTAAAAGCACTATTAAATCAATTTGCTCAGTATGAATTATGTTTTGGTAATCGTTTTTACATAAATCCTGCAGGATTTAATATTAAAAGCACTGGGTTTACCGTTAGTGGATCACAAAAAATTGCATATTTGACAGATATTCCAAATAAGGATGCATCAGGTAATTTAGATGGTAGCATGAAAGGCACAATAAGTGTTGTTTCAAAAAATGACTCTGGTGAACAAGTTGTTCTTATAAAAGAAGCAGGTGGAGTTGATTATATGAAAGGAGAAGTCATACTTAACACTATTAATTTTACTTCCACAGTGGCAGCGAATAATTTAGTTGAAATTCAAGCATTTCCAGAATCAAATGATGTTGTTGGTTTAAAAGATTTATTTGTAAGTTTTGACGTTTCAAATAGTAGCATAAATATGAAGAAGGACGTAATTGCATCAGGAGAAGATGTTTCTGGAGTTGTATTTACAAGAGATTACTTTACCTCAAGTTACTCAAACGGGGTTTTAGAGAGGAAATAATTTATGTCACAAATTGACAAAAGAATAAAAGTCAACACAATTATTGAAAATCAGTTACCTGAGTTTGTACTCTCTGATTTTCCGAATGTTTCGGAATTTTTCAAACAATATTATATTTCACAAGAATTTCAGGGAGGTTCTGGCGATTTAATTAATAATTTTGATCAATATCTGAAAGTTGATAATCTTGTTCCAGAAGTCGTTGTTGGTATTACGACCCTAACATCTTCAGTTGATATTACAGATAACGTTATTAACGTTTCTAGCACTAAAGGTTTTCCTAAAGAGTATGGATTATTAAAAATTAATGATGAGATAATAACTTATACTGGTATCACAACAAATTCTTTTACTGGATGTATTCGTGGATTCAGTGGTATTACAGGTTACAACGTTGGAGTATCCTCATCATTATTAGAGGTTAATAAAGAAAAATTAAAATTTGAAGAAACTTCAGCAACAAGTCATGCTAATAACTCTACAGTAACAAACTTATCTGTATTATTCATACAAGAATTTTTTAAAAAACTTAAAAAAACATTTTTACCTGGTCTAGAAAAAAATGATTTTACTGAAACACTTGATGTTGGCAATTTTATAAAATTTGCAAGATCATTTTACCAGTCAAAAGGTGTAGAAGAGTCTATAAGAATATTGTTTAAAGTTTTATACGGTGTAGAGGCAAAAATATTAGACTTAGAGAATAACTTAATTAAACCATCAAGTTCAGAATTTATAAGAAGAGAAGTCATAATTGCAGATGTCATAACTCCTGGTGGTTTACCCCAAAATCTTATTGGGCAAACAATTTTCAAGTCTGATGATCTTAATACTAGTGCTTCTGTTTCTGAGGTAGAAATATTTACTAGAGAGAGTAAATCTTACTTTAAGATGTCTCTATTTGTAGGTTTTAGTGATAGAGATTTAATTCAAGGAGTATTTACAATACCTGGTAAGACAAAGGCAGTAGAAATATCACCAGTAAATTCTAACATCATTACTGTTGATTCTACAATTGGATTTAATGCAACTGGAACGATTATTAGTGGTGCAAATACAATAAATTACACATCTAAATCTGTAAATCAATTTTTTGGATGTACTGGGATAAATGAACAAATAAACAAAACAGATGATATAAGGGCGAACGAAACTATTTTTGGATATGAAAATGGTGATTTGTCTAAAAGAATTGATTTAAGAATTACAGGTGTTTTATCAGACTTAGTTCAAGTATCTGATATTAAATTAGTTACAGAAGGTGAACTTTTATTTTCTAAGAACGTTGGTGAAAAAATATTTAATGATGGTTTAAATTATAAAGAAAAATTTGCAAATTCATGGAAATATAATACTAGTTCAAGATTTGAAGTTGAAGGTCAAGGACCTTTTAAATTAAATACAAAAATTGATAAATCGTCTATTAAAAAAGGTGATTTATTTGAATTAATTAGAAGAAATGAACAAGTTGTTGATGCTACTTTTAATGTTAGTGCTGTAAATGATGATAATACAATTGATATTACTGGATTATCACCTACATCACCATTTTTAACAAATCAAGATTATGATATTCGTCGTGTTATTGAGAAAGCAAGTAGTTCTGGCGTAGAAATAGATGAGGGAAATAATAAAATTGTAGCAAATGTTTTAAATGTTTATACGGATGGTGATACAGATGGTTATTCTGCATCCAACTCGTTACCAGACTATGATATAACAACAGATATAATAAAGGAAACTTTTCTAGGTGTTGGTTCAACAGTATTGGAAGGTGCAACTGGAAATAAATTTAGTTTTATCAATTTTGGAGTAACTGCGAAGGATGCTAATAAACAACCAAGGGATATCAAATTTATTCAGGGTGATGCGGTTGTATATCAACCAGATGGAGATCCTATTGTTGGATTAGATACTAATAGAGTTTATTTTGTTGATCCTCAACCAGTTCCTGCTGGTCAAAAAGTCACAAGTCTTGCATTCTATAATTCAAGAAGTCAAATTGGAACTGCAAGTACAGTACAACTATCAGTAGGATTATCAACTACAACTAATCATGATTTTGTTTTACAGAAACATGCGAATAAAAAATTAAGTGCGAATAAAATTTTACGCAAATTTCCATTATCACAAAACTTATTTGTATCTTCCAAACAAGAACGACCTTTTAACGATATTGGTATGTTAGTTGATGGTGTACAAATTCAATCACCATATTCAGAGGATATAATTTACTACGGTCCAATCGATCAAGTTGATTTGGAAAATAGTGGTTCAGGTTATGATGTCGTAAATCCTCCTGTTCTTAAAGTTGAGACAGGTGCAGGAACAACCGCTTTAGTTCAACCTATACTAAAAGGAACCGTAAAAAAAGTATTTGTAGATCCACAAGATTTTGATATTTCATCAGTTACAAATATATCATTGACGGGTGGTAATGGAACAGGTTGTTTACTTGAACCTATTTTAGGTGCTAGATTTAGAGATTTATTCTTCGATAGTAGAAATTTATTTTTTGGAGGTGGTTTAGATTTAGTAAATGAAACTATTACTTTTGACAAACCACATAATTTAGCAAATGGTCAAAAATTATTTTATAGGAATGAAGGTAACTCTTCTCTAGGAATAGGTAGTGCATATAGTAATCAAAATACAATTACAGGCACATTATCAGATGGAGATCCATATTTTGTTAGAGTAGTTAATCCAACAACTATAAGAATTTTTAATACAGAGAGTGATGCGATATCAGGCATAGCAGGAATTAATACAATTGGTATCGCAACTGATACACTTGCTGCAGGTATTCATAAATTTAGAACTGAATCAGTAAATACTCTGTTAGATGTAAAAGTTCTTAATTCGGGATCAGGATATCAAAATCGTAAACTAAGAGTTAAACCAACTGGCATATCATCTACATATAATTTAATTAACTTTACAAATCATGGATTTGCTAATGGTGATATAATTGAATATTCACCAACGATAGGTTTAGGTATTACAAACCCAACAAATATACAAGGATTATCTACAACTACATCATATCATATTTTAAAAATTGATGATAACTCCTTTAAATTAGCATCAAGTGAAGATGATTTTATAAGAAATAAATTTGTTCAATTAAAATCAACTGGAACAGGATATCAAACATTTAAATACCCTGATATTAAAGTAAATGTACAAGTATCTTATGCCACCACAGTTACTGGTAATATTAATATAACTCCTCTTGTAACTGGAGAGATAATTGGTTCATATTTGTATGAAGAGGGAACAGATTATGGTTCTACAATATTAAATCATCAAATAAATCCAAAGATAGATATATTGAATGGTAAAAATGCTGAATTAAGACCGATAGTAGTCAATGGTAGAATAGTAGATGTTATTGTAGCAAATCAGGGATCCGAATATAATTCATTACCAGATGTCAATGTAATATCAACAGGAGAGGGCACAGGAGCGATTGTGAGACCAGTTATTACAAATGGTCAGATAACCGATGCAATCGTTATAAACGCTGGTATAGGATATGACACTCTCACTACGAGAGTTGAAGTTGTATCCTCTGGTAAAAATGGTAAATTACAACCAAGAGTTAGAGGATTAAATATCAACAATAATGAAAGATTTGGAGATATTAATTTAGAGCAAAAAACATCAAAATTAGCACTTAATTTATTAGGGTATTCTCAATCTAGTGCACAAATTTTTGAACCTGATACTTTTAGTCTTAAAACAAATGATGAATTTGATAAAGTTGAAAAACACTCACCTATCATAGGATGGGCATTTGATGGAAATCCAATTTATGGTCCATTTGGATATAAAGATCCTGATAATATAAATTCTGATATTGTTATCATCCAATCATCTTATACAAAAGATCAAACAAAGGTAATCAATAGACCTACACAGTTTGCTGAAGGTTTCTTTGTAAATGATTATATATTTGATGACAGTGGAGATTTAGATATTCATAATGGTAGATATTGTAAAACACCAGAATTTCCAAATGGTATCTATGCATATTTTGCAACTGTTGAAATAGGATCTTCATCAAATAAATTAGAATCAATTTATCCTTATTTCATAGGTAATACCTATAGATCTCCTTTTATTACTGATAATTTATCATTAGGTCATGATTTTGATTTTAATAATTCAAATTTAATAAGAAATACTTACCCATATAATGTTAGTGAAAAATTTGCTGAAAATGATTTTATCATAGAGTCTTATGAACAAATAAGGCAAAATACAGTTGTTGAAGCAGTCGAGAGTGGTGGTATTGATGATGCAATTATATTAGATGGTGGAACAGGTTATAAAGTTGGAGACAGCACTGATTTCGATAATACTGGAACTGAAGGTTCTGGTTTTAGTGCAGAGGTATCCGATATAGTTGGTATTGGAGTTTCAAAAATAGAAACATTATTTACCTCATTTAACAATGCAGTGTTTGTTTGGAGTTCAGATAGGGAGGTTCAAGTTAATTATAATCCTTTTATTGAATTAAATAATCAAGATGCTGTATCCATATCTGGGTTAAGCACCACAATTTTTAATTTAACAGGATCATTCAATGTAGGATTGACAACAGCATCTGTTGGATTAGCAAAATCAATGAAGATTGGCAATATTAGTGGTGTTGTAGAAGATATATTTGTTAATAAAATACCAAATACAGTTTCTGTGGGTGGATCATTAAGAATTGGTGAAGGAAACAATCAAGAAATACTTAAAGTTCTTAACATTTTTGATAGAAATAAAGCGTTAAGAATATTCAGAGCTAAAGGTATTGCAGGTATTGCTCATACTTTTGGATCAGACATTGAAGTATTAACAAATAAATTTACTATTCCTGTTAGAACAGAAAAATTTGAGTCAAATTTTGATGATATTGTGTTCTTTAATGGAACTCAATCCATTGGTGTTGGAACTACAGGAATTGGTCAAAGAGTAGATACTTTCATAGGAGATTTAAAAAAAGAGGTTGGACTTGTACCAAGAACCATACGTATACCTAATCATCCATTTACAACTGGACAAAAAGTTGGATTATCAACATCTGATGTAGATAATTCTAATCCTCAAATTAATGTATCACCAACGACTTCACCTTCTGACGCATTCATATTGCCTTTTGCTGGTGAAACAGAAACAGAACTGTTTATTATTAAAAAAGATGAAGATCATATAGGAATTGTTACAACTGCTGCAGGTGTAGGCAATACAACTGAGGGTTTATTCTTCTTAGATAATGGTACAAGTGGTATCGGGTCTGATTTATATAAAATTACATCAAAAAATGTTCAAGTAACTGGTGATGTTGATAGAATTGTAAGCACAATCACTACTAAAGTTGCTGCAGCAGGAACCACAACTCATAATCTCAAAAATCGTGATATAATAGATCTGACTGTTGAACCAAATATTTCTGTTGGTATAGGAACCACTACACCAGTCGATGTTAGATATAATACAGAATTTGAAAAATTAATAATAAATCCTATCGATTTTAATCAAACCGATGTTGAAACTAATCGTATTGATATTGAAAATCATGGATTTAAAACAGGTGATAAAGTTTTTTATGATGGAAATGCAACTGGTTTAGGAACTGGAACATATTTTGTATATAGAATAAATGACAGATATTTCCAATTAGGTCAAACACTAAGAGATGTAACCGTATCTCCAGCAAATTTACTTCCTATAACTGCTTCAACTGGTGGAAATCAATTGATTGCACCCATAAATCCACAAATAAAAGTTGTAAAAAACCAACAATTAACCTTTGGTATTTCAAGTACGACATTAGCAGGATTTGATTTTAAAATTTTCTATGATCAAGAATTAACAAATGAATATAACAGTTCTGAAGACTCTACTAATTTTAATGTCGTTGGTGTTGGAACAATAGGAATTGGAACAAATAATTCTGATCCAGAAGGTGCGAAACTTAGTTTAAAATTTACTAAATCAACACCAACAAAATTATATTATGGTTTGACGAAAGGTGGATTTATAAGCACAACTGATACTGAAGTTCAAAATAATAATGAAATCTTATTTATTGATAGTGCGTATAATGGTAAATATGAAATCTTTAATGTTTCTGATGAAACATTTGATATTTCTCCTCTTGAACCAGAATTTTTAAACTACAATGATACAGATTGTGATAAATTAGAATATTCAACTTCATCAAAAAATGTCACAGGATCCATTAAAGATTTTAAAATAATATCTTCAGGTTTTAATTTCACTAGAATACCCAAATTTAATTCTATAAAAAGTAACTCTGGTGTTGATGCAAATATTAAACTTTCTTCAAATAATATAGGTAAGATAAAGAAAACAAGAATTTTAGATATTGGATATGAATATTCATCAGATAAAACATTAAGTCCAGAGGCATTTATACCTCCGATAGTAAATATTGATAATTTAGATGTGGTTACATCAGTTGATATTGTTAGTGGTGGATTAGATTATACAAGTGCCCCTGATTTATTAGTTTTTAATCCTGTTAAAAACATAGTTGCTAATAATACATCTTTACAAGCGATTGCTCCATCACAAACAGTATCTGATGTTAATGTGATTGCTCCAATTAATGGATTAGACTCAATTCAACATCGAATAGTTGCAGTTAATAACTCT